CGTCAGGTTGCCTTTGCGCTCGGTGTGATCGTTGACGTTAATTTTTAACAGTTCACTCATGGTTGTATTCCTTCAGTTCGGCCAATGCGCGGTTGCAGGCGTCAATGCGTTCTTGTTCCTCGCGTTCCTGCATCTCAAGGTCAAGTTGCTGCCACCAGTCGGCCCCGTCGTCACCCCACGGCATTTCATCGAACATCGGACACCTCCGCGTCACACGAGTGACCGTCACAAGGCTCTACAATGCAAGCGATGCCATATAGGATGATGAGCAAGACGGCGACAGGCCAAAGTGATTGCTGCTTATTCATACATCGCCTCCTCGGCAGCGGCGCATTGTTTGGCGAAGTCAAGTTCGCAACGGCGCAAAATTTCTTCGTATTCGGCTGGCGAAAAATAGCCGATGTCGGCGCGGACGCGGTACGGGTCGTAGTCGTTGCGATCAACAGCGCGTGTCGCCTCACAGCCCTCGGGATAGCAGCCAAGCAGCCATACGTCAGTGACGTCAATGTTTGCGTCAAAACTGTACTCAATCTCGGCTTGCCAGTACACGCCGAGGGCGTAGATTTTGGTTTCAAAGGTGGGCATTTCTATTGCTCCTGCAAGATTGTTAGCCGCGGTACACGACAACAAACGTGCCAGTTGCTTTTGCATCAACGGGCAATTTGTAGTCTGCTCCAAGTTTTTCCCATTTGTCCCAATGACCTTTGCGCGGTTCGGCAAATACGATGATGGGTTTAATCCAACCCCGCCGCCACAAAACACCAGCGTCATTTATTGCGTATTGAATTTGTAAAGGGCGTCCCGTCAGCATGCAAGTGCGCTCGTAAGCCGGAACTCGTATTTTGATATTGTTCATTTGTTTGCTCCTGTCTGTGGATGCGTTGTTTCTGTCAACGGGGCCAGTTTAGCAACCTATACCCCTATGTCAATACCCCTATGCAAAAAAAGTTTAGGCCGCTATAGTGCCGTCCATGGACATCCAGAAGTTGTTAAAGCGGTACGGCAGCCAATCGGCAATGGCCGATGCGTTTGGCGTAACCAAGGGCGCTGTAAGCCAATGGGTCAAGGCTGGCAAAATTCCAGAGGCTCGGCGTTGGCAATATGAAGCGGGCAAGGTGGCCCGTCCCAGGTGATTTACGGAAGCGTATGCAGCGGCGTAGAGGCTGCCACGGTGGCATGGCATCCCCTGGGGTGGCAAGCGGCGTGGTACAGCGAGATTGAGCCTTTTCCGTCTGCCGTACTGAAACACCATTACCCCACCGTTCCCAATTACGGGGATATGACCCAATACGAGGCATGGCCTAATGAACCAATCGACCTTCTTGTGGGAGGAACCCCATGTCAGTCCTTCAGCGTTGCAGGACTCCGAAAAGGACTGGCAGACCCGCGTGGCAACCTCATGCTTACTTACGGTGCCATTGCTAAACGATATAGCCCCAAGTGGCTGGTATGGGAGAACGTCCCCGGTGTCTTGTCGTCTAACAACGGAAGGGATTTTGGAACCTTCCTTGGAATGTTGGGCGAACTCGGGTATGGGTTCGCCTACCGCGTTTTTGACGCTCAATACTTCGGAGTGGCCCAACGACGCCGCCGTGTGTTCGTTGTCGGATACGCTGGAGACTGGCACCGTGCCGCAGCGGTTGTTTTTGAGCGCAAAAGCCTGTCGAGGGATACTCCGCAGATCATCACGGAGAAACCGAGGATTGGCAGGGTATTTCCTTGTCTTACGAGGAGAGGACTCGGATGCTTGCGTGAAGAAGAAGGCCTTGTTGTTGAAGAAATGGGGATTCGTCACTTAACGCCAGTTGAGTGCGAACGGTTGCAAGGCTTTCCAGACAATTACACCAACATTCCTTGGCGTAAAAAGCCAGAATCGCCTAATGGATTGCGCGTCAGCGCGCTTGGTAATTCAATGGCCGTACCTGTAATGCACTGGATCGGCAAGCGGATTGCAGCGGTAGATGCGCTATGAACCGCACCGCCTACCACCGTGCTTATTATTGGTCGCGTATAAGCGAGCGCCGTGCGTCTGCAAGGGCTTCACGGCGTAAGGCAAGGGAGAGGGCAGCGGTCATCAAGATCGTCTGTGAGGCCGTCACGGAAGCCAGAAACGAAAAGCCCCCGGTTGGCGGGGGCTTGACGCGGCAGGGGGGCTGCCTTACGCTTAATTTGCGGTTTGAGCGTGATGGAAGTTTGACGGACTGTTCTAGTCGTGTCAACCACCCCACCACGCCCAACTACTCGGGCATCTTGGTCGGGGAAACTACGCGCAAGATGACCCTAAACCCACACCGGGGCAGCCAGCCTGTGGGTAACCCACACCGGGGCAGCCAGCCTGTGGGTGCGCGGCGTCAGTCGGGAAGCGCAAATGGCAACGGGGTAACCCGTGAAAAGTAGCCGACAGCGGATGGCTCCGTCAGTCATCAATTCCGCACGATCCACGTTAGGCGTATTCCGTCTATGCCGTGCGGATTCACCATCAGTCATCAGGGTTTTAACCACAGAAAGGTAACGACATGGCATACATCGGTGAACAACATCCTCAAGCAACAATGACTTCTGAGGTTGTAAAGCAGTTACGTCAAGCATTGAAGTTACGCAGAACTTTAACCAACAAAGCGTTGGCAAGAAAGTTTGGCATTACTTCAACAGCCGTAAAACACGTTTTAAGCAACAAACGGTGGAAACACGTCAAATGATCCACTATCACGGTACACCGTTTACGCCGAACGCTGACATGATTAAATCGTTTACTGCCAAACATTGCATGGTCAGTTTTGAGCGTCCAGATCAAATCGAAATCGCGGCAGAAATTTGCCAATCGGTCGTGTTGGACAATGGGGCGTTTTCGGCATGGCGACAAGGCAAAAAATATGATTTTAGCGGATATGTCGAATGGGCTTTGCTTTGGGCGAAACACCCATGCGTTGACTGGTGCGTCATACCCGATGTGATTGATGGGTCAGAAAACGACAATGACGCATTGATGGCCGATTGGCCGTTACATCCAGCAATTTCCGTCCCGGTGTGGCATATGCATGAGTCGCTTGACCGATTGGAAAGATTGCTGATGTTCCCGCGTGTGGCACTAGGTTCATCGGGTCAATTTGCGACAGTGGGAGACGGAAAATGGTGGTCAAGGATGAGCGAAGCGATGGAAGTTATTTGCGACAACGATGGGATGCCACGCACAAAATTGCACGGGTTGCGGATGCTTGATCCGACCGTGTTTAGTAAGTTACCGCTGTCGAGTGCGGATAGTTGTTACGTCGCTCGCAACAGCGGTATTGATTCAGCGTGGAGGGGTCAATACATGATGTCAGGCCGTTACACTCGGGCAGTTGTACTGATGGAGCGCATAGAACGCCATGCCAGCGCGTGTCGATGGTCAAAAGCAAACGCTGCGACATATCAAAACTTTGAATTGGTGGGGTGAAATATGGACGGTCTAGATCAGTCAGCATGGGAAAGATGGAAGGCATACCGGACAGCGATACGCAAACCGATCAAACCTGCCAGCGAACACGCTATGCAGATGAAACTGGTGAAGTACGGCGCCGACCAAGATGCGGTGGTCAACCAGTCGATCAGCAACCAGTGGCAAGGGTTGTTTGACCTCAAAGTGTCAAAGCCTGCGCCGGGCGAAAAGCCTGTCAAAACTGACAAGCAAATCGCTGCTGACAACGAACGCTGGCAGCAGATGCAAGATCGGTGCGGACGCGAATGGGATCGACACCTTGCCGAACCCCTCGCAAAACTAAAATTGGCCGACGCGTTGCTCGCACGCTACATGGTGCGGCAGGATGAGATCGGCCACGAGGATCGGATGGAATGGCTACGCGACCAGATGGCGGGTCTGCTGCGTGAGGCTAACGCGGCAAAGGTTTATGGTGACCCGCATTTACGCTCAACGGTTTGGCAAGTTTTTGGTGACCGAGGGATAGCGAGGTTGAAACAACGTGCAGCCGCTGAACAAACGAACACGGATATGGTGGCAAATATGGCTGACCCGGTGCGTCAACGAGGCCCGCTGTGATCCCCTCGGCGGCGATGTTTCACAAGGACTGGCAG